AAAAGCTATTGATTTAATACCACCAGCGCCAGTTTCATCAGAAACACCGTGGTGGAGAATAGCCATAGATTTGATACCAAAAGCAAGTTCAGCATATAATTTATATAGGTCACATCAATTGAAGGGGTTTGAAGGTGGTGGAAAGCCTAAAGATGAAGAATTATATAATAAAGTTAAAGAAGAAGTATATAAAAAGAATCCCGTTCATTCATTATATAGGAGCGCATTAATCCAAAAAGTTTATAAAAGTAGAGGAGGAGAATATGAAGAAGGTGAAAAACCTAAAATGAATATAAAGAAATGGTTTAAACAAGATTGGATTAGTCTTAATGATTATCTAAGAGATGAAAAAGTTGCGTGTGGTAATAGTGACACTATGAAAAAATACGACGAATATCCATTATGTCGCCCTTTAGCTATTGCCGAAAAATTAAGTAAAGGGGATATAAAGAAACTAATTAAAGAGAAGAATATACTTAAAGAAAAACCATTAATAATATCCAAAGTATTAAATAGAGATGATTTAAATATTAAAACTACCAATTCTGGTAAAGGTAAAGGCAAATTTCAAAAACAATTACAAAAATTAAATATTACACAAGATGAATATTTAAACTATGCAAAAAAGATTGCCAAAATGCGAGGTTATGACCCTAATAAATTAGAACTAGCAAATGACGACAAACATAAATTAAACTACGATGGAGTTCCATTTGGTGCCGTTGGATATAAAGACTCTATTCTATATTTACATTTAGCAAAAGAAAAAAAAATAACATTAGAAGAGGCCAATAAAAAAATGATTAATTACAGAAAAAGAAGCTATAAAATTATGAAGGAAACTAATAATAAGTATAGTCCCGCTTCTCTTGCTTATAATATTACTTGGTAGATATTTATTTATTATTTACAAATAAATATCTAAATTTAATTTCTAATATAATATATATATTATGGAAAATTTATATAATAATCCTCTTGCTGTAAAATTTATGCAAACCGCTTTATTAGATTGGAGTATGCAACAAGCAAATTTAGATGTTGATTATTTAAATAATTGTAGTATTGATGAATTTGTAAATATATCAGAAATGATACGAAATGAAACAGAATTTAATTCAAAAATTATTAAGTGTATTGTATATAATATGATTTATAGAGATGATTTAAAATTTGTATCTAATCTTTTACTTTGTAATATTGCATATTGTTTAGATAAATTTGACCAAGAAGATTACAAATGTCAAGAATTTATGATTGAAACATTAATTTCAGATGTTAAGAAAGAAGAGAAAAAATTCAATCAAATATTATTAAAATATGTTATAGAATTATTAAAAGCGAACTTAAAAAAATATAAACCAGATGTAAGATATAATGTATTAGATATAATTATATAAACTTTAGATTTTTTTTTTGTAATAATCCTAAAAAATATATAGATTTATTATATATAATGAAATTATTTGAATTTCTATCAAATCTTGATAAACTTTATTCAGATAATAAAGTTGAAGAACCGCCAGTAAATATACCTAAAGTATGCAATGAAAAATATACAGATATTAAAGAATATAAAAGACAATATTATTTAAAAAATTATCTTATATATAAAGAGCGTAATAGATTATATAGAGAAGCTAAAAAAGCAGAGCGCAAAAAAACTATTTAATATCTGGATTAATATTTGTTGATACTATCTCATCATAAGTTAAATTAAATTCTTTTCTGAGTTTCTTCATATGTTTATAATATTCATCTATATTCATATTATTATTTAATAATTTTAAGATACGATATACAACGTGCCGACCGCAAGTATTAACGTTGTAATGGTCATCTTGATATTCAAAAGTGGATAATATTCCTTTTTGTGGCTTTTTTATTGAATTAAAAAGTCGGGTAATGTAAGGGATAGCAACACCCAATTTTATTCTCTCTGTACAAGGTACCCAATCTAATTCTTCATCTAATTCTTTTATCCCATATGGGTCGAACATTTCAATTTTATTATTATATTTTAAAATTGCTGTCCAATGGCCTTTTGATGGTTCATCAAGATATAAAATGATAGCATAATCAATAGGATTGGGTAATAGTTGATTAATATTTTTATATTTAGATAGTTCTTTATATGTGAATATTTTTGCATCGGGTAAATATTCTCGAATTTCAGAATCATCTAAAGGATCTTCTATTTTCTCTTCTATTTCTTCTTTGAAGCCACCTATTTTTTTAATATTATATTTAGACATATATAATATAATTAGATTTTAATTATATTATTTATCATACTATTATTGGTAATTAAAGATTTTAAGAAATTTTTGTCCGCTTCCTTCTTTTACAACCCAAATAAGATTTAATGAATTAAGTAGATATTTTAGGGTTTTTATTCTTTTTGTTTCTCTTTGATAGCAAACTACAAGAGTATCATCAATAAAATAATGAGAAGTATTTAAAGTAGCTAATAGGGCGGAAATTTCAATATGCATTTAGTATATTATATATAATAAACATCCCTTTATATTAAAAACATAAATAAACATAAATAAAAACAAGTATTATATTTTTGATAACATTATATTATTTTATTTATTATATATATATGGAAGTAATAGGACATAAAATTATTTTGACCTTTAATGATGATACTGAAACGAAATATAAAAATTTAACTATACATACGCCGAATGATAAGAAAATGGGTGAATTCTTAAAAAAATTTAAAAAATTATTAAAAGAACATAAATTCAATACAAAAGAATTAGATAATATAGAATACTTATATCCACAACAATCTAAAGATTTATTAAAAGATTGCGATTGGTATGAAATGCCCGAATATAAAATAAATCCTAAAATGTTGAAAGCACCATCAATTATTATGATCTATATTCAAGATGATGAGGAAGCACAGGATTTTATTAATGACTTTAATATTGACTTTAATGTTAATATAACTCCATCTACTAATTGGATTTGGTATCCTAAAAGACCAGATGATTTATCACCTAACATAGATAAAGTGTGGATCACAAAAAAACCAGTTCTACCAAAATATCCGATTTATATTATATCAAAAGGAAGATGGGAAAAACGCTTTACATCTAAATATTTTGAATGGGTGGGAATACCTTATAAGATAGTAGTTGAGCCACAAGAGTATGAAAAATATGCTGAAGTTATTGATCCAAAGAAAATATTAATTCTACCTAAAAAATATTTAAATAAAAATCAAGGTGGAATACCAGCGAGAAATTTTGTATGGGAACATTCAACAAAAAGTGGAGCAAAACGCCATTGGATAGTTGATGATAATATAAGATCATATAGAAGATTTAATAATAGTGAAAGAGTTATTGTGAAAAGTGGTGTATCATTTAGAGTCGTTGAAGATTATGTAGATAGATACACAAATATAAAAATGGCTGGACATAACTACTATACGTTTGCTGCTGCGTCAAATACCAGATTGAGACCAATAACTTTTAATACAAGAATTTATTCATCTATATTATTAAGCAATGATATAAAAGATAGATGGAGAGGAAGATATAATGAAGATACCGATTTATCATTAAGATTATTAAAGAAAGGATATCCTACAGTATTATTTAATTCTATGTTAGCAGAAAAAATAGCAACATTAACTCAAAAAGGTGGAAATACTGATACCATTTATAGTGTAAAAGATGCGTTATATTTAAAAGCAAAATCACTACAAGATCAACACCCAGATGTTGTTAAAATTACTACAAGATTTGGAAGAACTCATCATTTGGTAAATTATAGACCATTTAAACATTTAAAACCAGTATTCAAAAAAGGTATTAAATTAACAAATACTATAAATAATTATGGTATGAAATTAGTTAAAAAGATTCTTTGAAGAGTATTAATATATATATATAATATATATATATTAATAAATTATTTTTATTATCTATTAATTGAGTAAAGTTTCATATGTATCTTTTTCGTATATTTTTAATACTTTAATGTTTTCTTTCTTTTTATTCGTAAATTTGTCTTTTAATTCGGTTGGGTATTCATAATGATAATAACTAGTTTGGTAGGAATCCGAATGGTCATATTTAGATGATACAAATTGTAATTTATACATTTTATCAGTTTCTCCTACTATTATGCATCTATCTGTTCCCCAGTCTCTTCCATATGAGTTTGCTACCATATAACTTTTATTTCCTATTTTTACGGTTTTGGGTTTATTTAGTTCATTCTCTTCCATTCGTGTTATTTCATTTCTAATATCATTTTCTATTTTTTCGAGTTCATTAAGTTTTATTTTTTGTTCTGGTGTTAATTTATCTCTTCCGCCCCAATCCCCAGCACTTTTTCTAAAATATCCGTGAGCTTCATTACGAGCTTTTATATAATCTTTTTCTAATTTTCTATATTTTATCAAGTTTTCTTCATCTGGTGTTAATTTAGGTTTTTCCGCTTCTTTTATAACGGTGCCGTTGGTATATATATAATGGTTTAATAATATTTTAATATCATCTTTACCTTCGATATTGTCATTTAATAGACTTAATACTTGTTTTAGTATCGTTTGTTCTTTTTTAAGTTTTTCAATTTGTGTCATTTTATATTATAATATATATAATAAACATCCCTTTAAATCAAAAACATAAATAAACACAAATAAACACAAATAAAAATAATAAAGTGAAATTAATAAAGAGTATTAATATATATATATATTATATATATTAATAAATTATTTTTATTATCTATTAATCGCATAATCTTTCATATGTATCTTCTTCGTATATTTTTATTTCTTTTACCCTGTTTTTTCCTTTAGTTGCTAATTTATCGTTTATTGTGGTTGGGTACTCATAATGATAATAACTGGTTTGAGCGGAGTCCAAACGGTCAAATTTAGATCGTACAAATTGTATTTTATACATTTTTTCAGTTTCTCCTACTATTATACATCTATATCGTGGCCCCCAGCCTCTATGACTTTCATATGCGTTTGCGACTATATAACTTTTATTATTTATCTTAATCGTTTTGGGTTTATTTAGTTCATTCTCTTCCATTCGTTTTATTTCTTTTCTAATATCATCTTCTATTTTTTCGAGTTCATTATGTTTTATTTTTTGTTCTGGTGTTAATTTATCAAATCCGCCCCAATCCCCAGCACATTTTCTATAATATCCGTAACGGTTATCTCGTGCTTTTTCAAAATCTTCTTTTAATTTTCTATATTTTATCAAGTTTTCTTCATCTGGTGTTAATTTAGGTTTTTTTTCTAGTTCTTCTGCATCTTTAATAGCATTAAAATTTTCAGAAATATATTTATTTACTAGGATAATCATATCAACTTTATCTTCGAGTCTGTCATTTAATATACCCCTGACCTCTTTAAGATACATTTGTTCTTTTTTAAGTTTTTCAATTTGTGTCATTTTATATTATAATATATATAATAAACATTCCTTTATATTAAAAACAT